CCACCGAATGTAGTACGCGGCTCAGGGGCTTCGCGCACTGGATTCATGGTGTATTTGTAATAGCGGTCATCATGTAGTAACTGAGGACTACAATTGAGACGAAGACTTTGCCACACCATTCCTTCCACCGAGGATTGGTTGTTCATCATTCCTTGGTATGTTGTGGCAATTTCATCATCCCAGTCATAGTCTACTGCCATGTAGACACGTCCCGAGAGGTTAGCAGCTTGGCCGGATACCAAACTGAAAACTAACTTGTGGAAATGGTATTGTTCATAGTTGACGGCGATATTGGAAAGCCAGGGAAACAACACCGGATTTCCCGGTGAAATATCCCACCCAGGGGTTTGACCCACCTGAGGCAGCATTGCAAAATCGTTTGTCACGGTATTGCGTACGGACGCAACAGCCTCCCTGTGAACAACACGAACGCTTTGACGACCATTGAACGTCGGCTTACTATTGCTGAGAGTTAGCCCTGCGAAGGGTACACTAACGGCACTGGTGGTGGCTCCTGCGGTTTTGGGAGCCTTGCGTGATTTGACACCTCTCTGCTTCTTAGGTGTCTTGGGCGCTGATTTCTTACGTTGCATTTTTGCTTTGAGACTTTGGTAGAGTCACAAGAGGATATCACTAATTGGTTGGTTTAGTGTAAGGTTGATATTCCCCCTGCCGGTCAAAGCAACGAACGTGGATCCCCATAGTGGGTTAACTGCCCCCACTTCCACGCACGTATGCGCTCCTCGAAACACAACTGTTCCTCAATGGAGTAACCGAATGCCTTTTCAAATGATTCACGCGCTGCAGTGGTTACCGGGCTCCTCCCGCGTACCAATCCGTGTGCCATCATCCGAAAACCGCAAGAGATAAAATCAGATAAACTCTCGCGTGGCGTCCCCAATGAGGATAACTTCGCATAGTATTCTTGTAGGACAGGTAGTCCTCCGCAAATGCTGAGTCCACACTCCCCGACTGACGCTAGGTAGTCTCCAGCCCCTGTACCGGCAAACACGGGGTGGATGATCGTAGAATCCTTTGACAGACAGTCGGGGAAGTTTCGCACCATCACCCACTTACTGCCGTCATACACAGGGTGTGTTTGACAGAATTCTATGGACTCCATTACGTCAACTGGAGGCTCTACTTTCATTCTGAATCCCAGTTTCCCATAAAAGGCGGGGACTCCAGCAATGAAAGCGCGACTCTTGTTGCGCTCAAGAAATACTATAACGTCATCGCCATTTATGAACGCATCCGCGCAAGTGATCCGGCACTTACGCAGGTATGTCCATAAAATGGCCGCACTGATTAGGCAGTTGCCCAGAGCAGTGTTGACGTCGCCAGAAGCACGTGTGCCATCCACTTCGTAAACCAGTTTACCATCTGGTGTGATGCAATTGCCTCTGTTGCGAAGTTGCATGTTTAGGAGCTTAGACAACTCACGCTCACGCGGGTAGTAACCTTTGTATATGGAATGCTCCCACTTGAGCATCTCAGCACATACATGTTGATCGAACCTACTCGCGTCTAACCCTACTACCACGGGATCGAGAAACCTAGAGAACTTCTCGTGTAGTATCTGAGCTGTCTGCTCGGCATTAAACCCCTTTGCAACAACAGGGGTCTCTACTCCAAAGTCCATGAACAGCTTGTAACACCGTCTGTACAGCTTATGTTCAATGGGCCTGAGATAACAACCCAGGGCAACGTTATATACCGGTGACCTAGGACTAACTAGACGTGGAACCACACGCTCCCCAGTTTCCAAAATCTTTTCGAACTTAACAAAAGATTTTAGTTCTGAGTCGCGCTGTTCAACGCCATGCTGGATATACTCACGCGCGGCCTTTTCATACATCCTACGCTTACGAGAGCTATAGGCCTCCGCATAATGAAGCGGAGTCATAGCTGTGGCAGGCGCACGATGCACTAATAAAGCTTTGCGAAATACACCCAGAGTCCTAGCGATATACCCAGTTTTTGGCAAAACTGGTGGCAGCCCTGTTTGTTTCTCGTAGTACAACCGCTCCATGATAGCGGCTTGGAGATTACCGAGACTTTTACGGTGTACCAGCACCTGCTTGACGCCCATCAGCCCATCAAGCTGCCAGAACTCCGATCGGGATTCTTTCGTCGCATCCAGCGTGACTCGCACGTTCGAATGCTTCAAGACGGTCACGCACTCGTCCTGAAGCCGAACGCACGCCTTGCTTAAAAATCCCGAGTCACTAGACGCTTCATGCGCCTAGTGAGGTCCCTGTGTTCGCCAGTGAACTCCTCCCACTGGCTGCGGACGAACCACCCAAGCTGTCTTATCAGTCCCATAGAGCACACCTTCTGTGCCTCCATACGCTCGATACAGACACGCTCAGTCTCCGATGGTGTGAAGACAAGTGCAACGATGGCATCCATCATCTGTGCGATGTGTGCCTTGCGGACATGCCTCTCTTCCATCATAGACCGTGCCAGCCTACGCACTGCTGCGTTATTGCCAGCATCAAACTCAAACATGGGTCCCCCTTTTACCGCACGGATTTGACGTGCTATCCAAGCTACAAACTTGGTAACACGTACCTTCTGTGGGGTGCTAGCCCAACGAATTTGTTCCCGCTTCCATGGTGCAGGAGGCAAATTGGTGGGTGCTAGGGCACCAGCTTGAGTCGGTGGTGATATCACGACAGCCGTCTTACTGCCGCCGGTGTCGGTACCGGAACCAGAAGAGCCCCGCTTGCCCTTCTTGCCCTTCCCCTTCTCCTTTTTCCTTGATTGCTTCTTAGGCCGTGAAGCTTCAGAAGATGCGGAAGAGGTGGAAGGAGAGGGCGCACTAGGAACTTCAACCGGCGTCTCTCCTAGCCTCAAGAGACCGCCGTCGCCGACTGGTAGCACCGGTTCTATCGTTTCGGAGACCGGATCACACTGACCGGGCGGGAAATAAATTTCCAGCTCTTCAGCCTCGCGACGCCGCTCTATCATGGCGAGCCTTAGGCTCTTCTGACGAAAAGCCCAGACACGCCACTCTAGTTCGGTGCCCACGAGTCCGAGTGCTGCCCCTAGCAGGCAGCACACGATGTTTGCTACATAGAATAGGACCCCCAATATCTTGAGTAGGAGTCCTAAGACTATCTCGGCAGCAAGGTGCAGAAAGTAGTACCAGTGATACTCATACTGTACACTTTCAAGGGGGGCTGGGACTAAGAACGAAAACAAGAAAAGAATCAACAATTGAAGAAGCATGCTGAAAGAAAATCCTAGAAATCCTCCCATCAATGTTTCCGCAATATAATGGTGCTTTCCGAGTTTCGACATGAAGAGAGTCCAGAGACCCCCCGCACGCCGACCAACCCTCGCCAGGAGGCACGATCTCCCTGGCACTACCGCAGGCTCGGTAGCCTCTACGTCCGCAGCTAGTGGCACTGGGACGGCCGGCTCGTCATCCACGACAAGCCGTCTTGCCTCATTGGGGGCAAGTGGCGGATCTGACACGACCGCAGCTACATCCGCAGCACGAGTTGCAGCAGATGTAGAGGGTGCATTGGGGTCAGCAGTTGCAGCAGGCACGACTGATGCTGAGGCAGCAGCAGAAGTACTGGGCACCGCAGGGTCCGCAGAGCGTGCCGCCTGGTCGGCAGCACTTTGAGGAGCAGCTATGGCCGGCTGTTCCTCAGGGGCATCATCAAAGAGGCCTGGGCCCCCGACTCCTATCGCCTCGAGCTGTAGAACTCGAGTAGCAGCTCCGACAATGGTTGGCGCCGGCGTAATCGTTCCGTATGAGGAAGCTCGATTAGCGCGCTTTATAGTTAAGCGTGTCTTCTCATTGGTTGTGGCCATGGCTGTATTCGGTCGGTAGAAGTTTTATCCCATTTAGGTTTTAAAGTGAATCTGCATGCCGGGCATCATGCAACCCACTGCGTAGGTAGGACCACCTAGGTTGCATTACAAACTTTAGCAACCCAAAGGGCGGAGCTGTAGTGGGCAAGCCACGACTACAGAACACCCAAAGTGCAGGAGGAGAACACAAGCACATTACTGCACCCGTGTTCATTCCATCTCCATCCCTACTAGGCCTGGGAAAATTTTAAGGGGTAGGTACTCTTCACCCCTCCTAAACCATCATAGCATCGCTCATTTAGGGCTTTTCGGCTCTACGGATGAAGGTATCCTGACCCAACCGGCGTCGCGCTATGTAGTTTAGGAATATGCGCACTCCTAATCCTTCCTTTGACGGAACTATATTGAATATAGTTCCGCCAAAGTCCAGATCAAGTGCCCGCATAGGGGTCCCAAGAGATAAATAGCAGCGGAGAAGAAGGCGAACCGACCACTCCATCTACCATCCCTTGGAATCACTATGAAAGCGCTTCATGTTAGACATGAGGCGTGTTCATACG